TGTAACAATTGGCGGTGAAGACGCTTCCAAATAACTCACTTAAAGGATACATATTATGGCCAACGTAAATAATCCCTACGGCCTACGGGCCTTGGGAAACCTGTCCGCCACTGGCGCACAGAAACAGTACGGCTACACCATTAACGACAACCAAGCTGGCGCAATTTTCCAAGGTGACTTGGTAACTGTTGTCTCCGGTTATCTTGTTAAATTTGCACCCGGGACACACGTCTCAGCAGTTGGCGTGTTTAACGGTTGCTTCTATAACGACCCGACTACTCAGAAGCCTACTTGGAAGAACTACTATCCGGGCAGCATCAACATCACAACAGGTACTATTAGTGCCTCTGTGATTGATGACCCGAACCAGTTGTTTACCATTCAAGTGAACGGCACCATGACTCAGGCGGCGATAGGCAATAACGCAGATGTTACGGGTTCTACTACGGGCAGTACTGTTACAGGTGTCTCTAACATGACCCTTGACTTCTCTACCCAAGCAACCACGGCAGCTCTCAATCTTAAAATCGTAGGTCTGTATGACCTGCCAAACAACGAGCTGGGTGCAAACGCCCAAGTAGTTGTTAAGATCAATGAGCATCGCTATGGTAGCCCCGGTGTTGCAAGTACCTAATCTAACCCCTAGAGGAGCCTAACCATGGCAATTTCACGCGCACAACTAGTAAAAGAACTCGAACCCGGCCTGAATGCCCTGTTCGGTCTAGAATACAAAAACTACATGAACGAACATGCTGAGATCTATGACATTGAGTCTTCTGACCGTGCATTTGAAGAAGAAGTAATGTTGTCGGGATTCGGCGAAGCCCCCGTTAAGTATGAAGGTGCTGGTGTGTCTTATGACAGTGCGCAGGAAGTTTATACTGCTCGCTACACGCATGAGACCATTGCACTGGCCTTCAGTCTGACTGAGGAAGCTGTCGAAGATAACCTCTACGACAAGCTGGCAGGCCGTTACACCAAAGCCTTGGCTCGTTCCATGGCTACCACCAAACAGGTAAAAGCTGCTGCCGTTCTGAACGGTGCATTTACTACCTCCCTTGGCGGTGACGGCGTAGCGCTTTGCGCAACGGATCACCCTACTCTGTCGGGTAACGTGGCCAATGAGTTGGCGACCCCTGCGGATCTTTCCGAAACCTCGCTGGAACAGGCACTGATTGACATTGCTGCGTTCACAGATGAGCGTGGATTGAAGATTGCAGTACAGGGTCTGAAGCTGGTAATTCCAAAGGAACAGCAGTTCACGGCTGATCGTATCTTGAAGTCTACTCTGCGGGTTGGTACGGCAGATAACGACATCAACGCGATCAAAAACATGGGCATGGTGCCACAGGGATACACTGTGAACCATTACCTGACTGACCCTGACGCCTTCTTCATTTTGACGGACGCTCCAAACGGCATGAAAATGTTCGAGAGGGTATCTATCAAAACCGGGTTTGAGGGTGACTTTGATACGGGTAACGTCAGGTACAAAGCGAGAGAGCGGTACAGCTTCGGGTACAGCGACTTCCGTGGTATTTTCGGATCTCCCGGTACACCGTAACAAAATCAACGACTTAGGTTGTTATTAAAGGGTCCTTCGGGGCCCTTTTTTATTGTTGTATACAAGACTTGTAGGTGATATATTGTCTCTCACTAGTTTTATATCTGAGGTGTATATGGCAAGTTCTAAAAAAATTATTGCAGTGTATAAAATACGTAACGTTGTATCTGGCGGTTTTTACATAGGTAGCAGTGGTAATTTATACGAACGATGGCGAGCGCATAAGAACAGATTGCGTTCCCAAAAACATACTAATCCTAAGTTACAAGCGGTATGGAATAAGTATGGGGAAGATGCCTTTAAATTTGAAATACTTGAGGTGTTTACATCTATTGCTGAAATGGAAAACCTTGAGCAAGAGTTGTTGCACAAACACAGGGAAGACCCTGTGTGTTACAACCTTGCTGAGTGGGTTGCTTCCCCCATGCGCGGACGCACCGGGTCCTTACACCCCAACTTCGGAAAGGTGCTTAGCCCCGAGGTTAAAGCCGTCATATCTGAAGCGAGTAAACGTCAGTGGGGCATCTCAGACCCCCGCACAGGGCAAAAACACACCGACGAAACTAAGGCATTGATATCTGCTAAAGTGCAGCAAGCTGTTGCCGAAGGGCGTGGGGGTTGTTTTATCCCATCCGAGGAAACCCGAAAGAAAATGTCTGCGTCTTTGATGGGGAACCAAAGAGGGGTAGCCAAACCCGAACGGACTGAAGAACACCGCCGCAACCTTTCTATAGCGAATACGGGCAACCAGAATTGGCTAGGAAAGAAGCACTCTAAAGAGTCAAAGCTGAAGATGAGCAAGCAGGTGTTAGAGACCACAACGGGTATGCAATTTCCAAGTTTAACTGCGGTACTGCAGCATTACGATATGAAGATGCCCACGCTGCGGCGTGTGTTAATCACGGGCAAGCCCATTAGCAAGGGTCAATTTATGGGCTTGGTTTTTCAGTACATTGACCCTTCCTCTATAACCTGATATAAATGCGCAACCGGGAACAACCCGCGTATCTGACAGCCCCGGCTGACGACTTTGCAGACAGATGCGCATAACTCGCAAAGTGAGGAATTTCTAATGAGTTCAACTACTTTCTCCGGTCCCGTTACGTCTACCAATGGTTTTATCGGTACACTAACTGGTAACGTAACTGGCAATGTTGCAGGTTCAGGCAGCATCACCCACGCTACAACCTCCGCTATCAACGCTACAGCAACGGCAACCGCCGCAGAAGTTGCAACTGGCTACATCACCTCCACTTCAGCCTCCGCTACAGCCATTACGCTGCCCACAGGCACGTTGCTGGGCGCAGCCCTTGGTGCAGCTAAAGGTACAATTTTTGACCTGTACGTAGACAACACCGCAGGCGCTTCGACCGTGACTATGGTTGTTGCGGTTAACGGTATTTTGTCTTCTGCCGCTGCGGACACTGCTGGCAGCTTTGGTGACTTGACTATTGCTGCTGGCGCAACTGGTCTGGCTCGCTTTACACTTATGTTTTCGAGCGCAACGGCGTACGTGTTCACACGCACTGCTTAATAGGAGTGTGTTATGTCAACCTTGATGCTTAGTGCCACCGCCGCTTCTACGGGTAGTGCGTTTCAAATTCGTTCCACAAGCGACCTGTATGCCAACCGCAGCTTTCAAGCGGTGGGCGTTATGTCCTCGTCCACCGGAACTGCGACCGTAATTATTGAAGTCAGCAACGACGGCGTTAACTACGTGACGCTAGGGACCATTACCTTGGCGTTAACGACCTCCCCGTCCTCGGATCTGTTTTTTGCGTATACCGTCTACGAGTTCTACCGAGCGCGGGTCTCACAGGTCACAAGTAATGGCACCGTAACTGTTTACATGAAGGCATAACCTATGACAGCCATAATTAACAATGCGGTAGCGGGTTTATCGAATAGCGACCATGTTGTAAAAACAGGCGCTAAGGTGATGGTGACTGATGACACCCTGTTTACCGTTACGGGTAGTATCCAAATTCTTAGCCTTGTGTCGGAGTGTGTAACAGCCAATAACGCTACGGCATCTACGCTGCTGTGGAAATATACCACGGCTGCGGCAAGTCCGCTGACCACAAACCTGTCCGCCGCCTCTACCACGCTGGCTAGCACCGTTTCGGGTTACGCAGTGGTACTAGCAACCTCGTCCTCGTTGGGCGAAGCCCCCAATCAGGGTGCCTCGGGGGTACTGCTTAATACACCCCAGCGTGGCGTAAGGGTTCCTGCCGGAGCACTTAAGATAACCATCGCCGTGGGTTCTACTACCGGCACATGGCGGCATTACATACGGTATGAGCCTCTTGAAGACGGTGCTTACGTGGTTGCTAACCAGTAACGATGACGGGGTATTATGGCCAAGAGTCCACCCAAGAAGAGTACGGTAAACGCGGCAGGCAATTACACGAAGCCCGAGCTGCGCAAAAGGATTGTAAGCCAAGTAAAAGCGGCAGCAACACAAGGG